GTTCCTGCACCAGCAGCCCAGTAAGCACTATAAACAACATCATTGTCATCTCCACCTGTTCCCTGCAATGCATTTCCAGACAAGGCACAAATGTTAACCATATTCTTCAATGTTGAACCTGTTGCTACAATTCCTGTACCAGAACCAATAGCCATAAATCCTGCTACTGTTTCTGTTGTTGAGGTTAATCTTGAAGCTACATGCTCATCCATTTGATCAGTTATCAAGTTATCATGGAAACTTTCCTGCTTCAAATTGCCAAGTTCATCAAATAGTTGAACGTGAAATTTTCCCTTTAATCCTATACTTTCATTAGGCATCTCTTTTTTCCTCCTTTATCTTATTTATTAAATATAATATTTTTTTCAAATTATCCTCTTTTTGTGAACCAATTTCTTGAATCACAACTTCACCATTTTCTTTTATGTGAGTTATTTTTATATGTTCACTTAATCCTGCACTTTCATTCATGATAGTACTCTTTCAACCTGCACATTTCTTCCAATATACTTTAATTTATCTTGTGCCTGTTTTCTGAAGTTGTTTGCAATCTCATTCAAATTTGAATCACCAATGCTCAATCCCTCAATGCTTTGTGTTGCACTCGTGCCGTCTGCCTGTATATGATCCAAGGCATCTGCTTTTGCAAATAATATTATTGGCGACTGGTATTGTGTTCCTATTGAATTTGAACTTATTGTTTGGCCTGTGTACTGCTCGACATCATTCTTTGCAACTTCCACCAAATCAATCATTGTACCTGATACAGCTGCTGAAACACTCATTGTATTTACAATGTGGGTTGCTATCAATGCAGTTGTATTCAAAGCCATCTTAACCTCTTATTTATTTTTTGTTGACCATTTTCTGAAAAGATTAGTAATAACAGCAAAACCTGCTACAATCAATGGTGTCCAGTCACCAAAATCAGTGCCCGATATCCATTGAGCTGTGTAAGTTAATCCTGCACCTACTACAGCAATTAACAAACCTTTGCCTACACTAATCCATTCACTTTTGTCTAAACTAAATCTTTCTGACATTTTCACCTCAAATGAATTTCTAATAATAATCCAATAGCCACAAATATTACAGCTATTGCCCCATATAAAACTTTGATATGGGTTTTTTGCTTGTCTATTTTTCCTTCAATTGCAATCAATTTGTCGTATATATTCTGATTAGTTATTTTTATGAAGGTTTTTGAATTTCCCATTTTATCTAAAGTAAATTGTTACTGGCCCGAATGTTGTTCCTGTCCCTGATGTAAACCCTGATCCTATAAACATTAGATCAGCAATAACAACTTGTGTTATTGCAATTGCGGATCCTGCAGCTGCTACATTATTAACCCCATATACAAATGGATAATAAACAAAAGCTGCTGTTCCTGAAGTAATATTATTTTGTTTAAACAAAGTAATATTTGTTCCTGATTCCTGTATAAAAATACTTCCAGGGCTTGTTGGATTCTCAACTACTATTTTTAGGATTTCCCCATTTATAGTAAATGCACCATAATTGGCACCTATTTCACTTCCATTTACACTGAAAGCTGGAAATATACACGCTTCTATTCTGTTAGACTTTGGCATTCATTCCTCCTCATTTAGATTTTATAGAGCTATCCATGCAAAAGTATCTGCTGCATTCTTTCCCCATGCAAAGAAACTTCCTACTGAATATGAACCTGTACCCATTACTCCATCTTGTGTAACTGCATTTGCAACTACAACTGTTGGGGCTGATGTATACTTAACTGGGAATACAACCCATACACTTGATCCAGCACTTAAAGTACCTGTTCCTCCTCTTATTTCTTTTCCAAATGAATATGGACTACCTGTTGCTACAGATTGAAGTTTACCATTTGAATCAACTATTCCAGTACCACTTATACTTGTACCCTTTACAGTTGCTCCGCTAACAACAGTTGATCCATAGATACTTGTACCTTGGACTGTTGCTCCACCTACTGTGGTTCCACTGACAATTGTACCTTGTACATTTGCTCCACTTATATTTGAAGCATATACATATACAGTATCACCTGTAGTTTGGTTTACTTCTTCAAAGCCTAAGCCATCGACTAAAGCCATTTTTGTTTTGTTCCTCCTTTGAACTTATTTTTATATGATTTATAAATTTGAAATTAAAAAATAAAAAAAATTATTGTTTAACTTGTAGTTATTCTTGCTACAGCATCTGCACGAAGCAATTCGACATCCAATCTTTGTGTGATTGCTGCCCCTTGCATATCGTAAGTTGGCAAATCAAAGTTTTCAACGGTGATATCCCTCTTGATTGCTATTCCGTATGCTTCATTTCTATCTATGATGTAAGCATACTTGGCATAGGTTGAACTTGGTGCTGCATTAGTTGAAAATCTTGCTACTTTCAAGCCGTAGATATTTCCTAAAAATCCTTTTGCTAACATATCAGTATTTCCTATTTTACTGTACTCAACAAAAGTATCAATATTTCTAAGATCATCCAAGACTTCATTTCCAATGATTAAATCAGTTGGAACATAGTCATAATTTTCAATGCCTAACATAGCTGTTGTGATGTTTGCTATTGTGATAGCTGCTCCACCACTTACCGAGGTTGTTCTTCCATCAAGTGCTGTTATTATCAATTCAGTTTCTTTCTCAGAAAATCTTCTACCTGCAGTTCTTAGATTGCTTTGTAGAATATCAAATTGAGAATCTTCCATCATCTCTCTTGTTATTCTTACTGCAACTCCATACTTTTTAGGTGTGAAGGTTACTGTTGTAAAACTGATATTGTCTAATGGAATTTCAGCTCCTTCGCCTACTATTCTGACATCCATTGTATTGGCTGTTTCAAGATTAACTGTAAAGCTTGAACCTTGTATTTGACCTGGACCCCAAACTACCTTTGCCAGTTCTCTTGGCAATAAAGTCTTTTGGGCTTCTTCGATCAATGGAGGCATTATTAACTTTGGTATTAATAATGTTCCTTCGGTTCCATCAGCTGTACTGATATATTCTTTAATATGTTCGAAAGCCATTTTTATGCATGAATGTCCACTAAACAGAATCCTCCTGATGCTCCGTCAGATAAAGCTCTTCCTATTATCTTTGCAGCCATAACATCAGCATGTACTGCTGAAGGTACTGGCCCTGATGATAAGCTTTGCACTGCAACTGAATCAGCTATTGTTTCAACTAACATTCCACCAAAGACAGATCCACCACATCTTAGAAGATATGCTCCTCTTGTGGCTATAGTAACATATCCATTGGATCCAGCATTGTTTAATGCTACTCCATTGAATCTATCCTTAGCTGCGGATAGTGCTACTTGTATATCTCCATCTACGATTGAATCTACTCTTGAACCAATGACTCCTGTTGCTCCACTGACGAATACGAATTCACCGCCTGAAATAACTTCTTTTGCTTTTGCTGTAAAAGTACGTGGATTTTCACCATCATAGAATACTACTGCTCCAACCGGATTTCCTGGTGTTGCCATTTTAGTATTTTCCTATATAAGTGAATGCCCCACCATGTAAACAATCTCTGGATGCTTCAATTACATAACCAGTTTCCTCAACTTCTTCCTTAATCTTCTTCTTAGATTCTTTCTTGATCTTGTCAAGTTCTTCAGAAGTTGCCTTATAAGAAGTCATCAAAAAAGCAATTTGCTCCTTTAATAATTGAGTTTCTCCTGATTCTATTTTAACATCTTCGACTTTACTCTCTACAACTTGCGTTTGAGTTTCAGGTGTTTTTTCAGACATTTCCTTTTTACCTCCCTCTACTTGTATTGAATTATCATTTTGTGATGATAAGGATATTTGATCTTGTGATATTTTATCATAAGCTTCTTTCAAAGCTATTGAGAATGTTGCCTGTTCATCTGCAGGAACAGCGACTAATGAAAGTTCCTTGAATGAAATCCCGCGTGGTATATATGTACCATCGTCTTGCTCATCAAGTTCTTTTACTGCAGCACCAACACTTACAGAATTTATTCTGCCATCAGAAATTCTTTGTCTTATTTCCTTGTCCTTTACGTTGGCTTTGAATTTAATATTTTTTAAAGTTTCATCATATCTTCCTTCAACAACTCTTCCCATTATTGATAGCACTTCATTCTTGTGGTCAATTAATAATGGAACACCATTCAATGATCTTGAAGCAGATCTTAATTCTTCTGGAATAAAAGTATGATTATTTGATGTAGTGGTTGCATTGATTGCAATTCCTTCAATGAAAAAATTATCATCTACAATTCCTTCCTCGACATTTATTGTTTCTGCAGAATGATATTCAGTTATAGGAACTGTAAAATTAAAAATTAGATTTTCTATTTTTTGTGGAGCTTTTCCGCCATGAGATTTTTTCCATCGGTCAGTTGCTATTGCATAAGCCCTTGACTCACATTCTTTATCGCTCATCTTGGGATTATCTTTTTTTAAAGTTGCTTTAATAGCACTTACCATATCTTCAAATTCTTTAGGCATATTTTTTTATCTCCATAAATACATAACTTAATTATGTATTATTTTATTTAAATAAATTACTTAATAGAATATATATTAATCTTTAATCTAACTTAACATAAATTTTCTTTACTCTTAATCTATGGGTTTGTTTTCTATGGCCAAATTCATTCTTTACATCCACTTTTGTGCCATGTTCAATATTTGCTCTTGACTTGTCAATCTCATTTGTTATACCTGCCCACATTTGCTGTTGCCTGCTATCTGCTTCACCTGATCCAGTATAGTCAGACCAGTTTCCTATCAATGGAACTTCTTCATCTCTTATTACAACATCAGTTGTTTCTTGTGCTAAATCATATTCAATATCTCCAATATGCTTTGCATGTGAAATTCTTTTTCCAGTTCTTCTATCAATTATCATTTTAATATCCTGTTCCTTGTGGAACAATTTCATACCAGTTAAAAATATAGTCTATCAAATTTAAGTCTGTACTTGAATTTATTTCCAATAAATAAGTTATTCCACTTTTTAAAATTAGTTCATTTTCTCTATTAATCACTCCACCAAATTTAATAGAACTTGCTCCATTACCTACTGAAAGTCCAAAAGATGATGCGGAAATTAAGGTACCTGAAGTTGCTGTTGTCCCTGAAACTGTTGGCTGGGATTTAAACACTAATATAGAATTATTACTTGAGTTTCTGTCTGAATTGCTTTTGCTTATAGTTGTACCCCCAGATAAAGTGGCCCCTTCAAATAATTTAATTCGTGTAACCAAAGTTCCTTGTA